GTAGTTTTCAGGATTCAGAATTTGATTCGTGGGCGGCGAAGGAGTGTAGCGAGTCCGAACTCAAGGCCATCCAGCAGGAAGCCCGAGAAATGCTTAAACAGGAGTGGGGCGCAACAGATCAGCAATTAGCGCAGGCCTGGGCTAGCAATCCCAATCTCAGATCATTGCCGGCACAGAAGATGATCTATGAAGCGGCAAAAAATCGACTCGCTCGCAAGAGCATTGCCAGCAAGTTGCAGAAGCCTGTTCCGGGCGTTGTGCAGCGTCCCGGCAGCGGCAACGTCGAACGCATGCCGGCGGCCGACGCCGAAATTAAATACCGCAGCAACAAGCTAGATAAGACCGGCAATTGGAAAGACGCGGCCGAACTCTTAATCGCCCGACGTAATTCCCGCCGGTAGGAGAAATCAATGGCCGACTACGATCATGCTTCATTAGCTGAGAGTAACAAATATTTGGCGGGCGACGTCGAGGGCGAGTTTGAGAGCGCCAAGCGCGACTTCCTGTTGTTGGGCCCGGCGGATCGCATTAGTTTTATGAAAACTTACGATGCCGCGCTTCGCGAATCGCTCGACCGCAAGACTTACGCAAGCAGGGGCGATGCACAATTGCTCACCCACCAGCGGGAGCTGAGGACCATCCACGCCGCCATGGTTCGCGCTGGCCGATGACGCTCGCAGAACAAATCCAAACAGCGCAGGAAAATAACGAGCAACGAATAGCGGCGCAGATCAGGCCGGCCGTTCCCAAGTATTATCTCGATTCCGAGGCGCTGATGTATTTGCGCCACTGGGCGGCCTACTGCAAAAGCGTCGGCGTTAAGTTCTGCCCGGCCATGCCGAGCAGCGTTGCGGCGTTTATTCGGACTGAGTCTGCCGCGGGCGTGCCGGCAGAGCGCATCATGGCCGCACTCGAAGCGATCATGAAGCTTCATGACAATGAAGGGATGCCGAACCCTGTCTCTTGTGCGGCGCCGCGGAACGAGCTGCTACGAATCCTGACCCCCGAGCCGCCGCGGTCATGGAACAGAACTGAGAAACTCGCGTGGCCCCTGCTCCCGCCGGAAGTCCAAGCAGCGCTTGGCCGGATGGAGCATGAGCGCGAGAAAGTCATTCGCCGTTATCAAAACGAGATGGCGGCTTGTCGCAAATGCAACATGAAAGGAAACACTGCAAATGAGTCCTCCGTCAAAGAAGTTTCTTAAGAAAGGCGCCTACGGTTATGGCGATGACGATAACAATTTTGATTTTCTCCGCATCGAACGCGACCCGTGGGAAGCGTCGGCCAGCGGTATCGGCTACAATGGCACCAAAGATGACGACACCGGCGTCAGCCGCGGCCAAGAATATGGCTTCTCCAATAGCGCGGACGACAAAGCGTTTCTTGAACCGTCTTGGACTGGCGATAGCGTTACTGTCGCGGAAGACCGTTCAAAGTGGGTAGTTGATCTTGGTGGCCCAAGCGGCCCGCTGTTGACTGGCGGCAGCCCATTGCCGAAAGGCCATGGCGTTGGTTCTGGTCCGCCTCGCTACAGCGTCAAGGGCGACGGCCCGTCGGGCTCGGGATTCCAGGGCAACCAGCACCAAATCAAGAGGCCAAAATAAATGCTGGCAACAAAACGCAAGCCTGCGATCACTCCTGACTTAGGCGGAGAAATCCTTCGCCTAAGAGGGCTCATTGAAAACTACATCGACGGCAAGGTTGCCGCCATAAAGGCTAGCCGCGATGGCTCATCTATCCCAGTCGAGCAGATACGCGCCATGTTAACGCGTAATGTTCAATGTGGCTGCGCCGTCGTGCTTAGCTTGCTGGAGGCCGAATGAGCGACGAGGCCACGTGGGAATACCTGCGCACGCTCACGTATACGGTGACGGACCTCGCCGGTGCTCTATTGCCCCTCGTCAACGACGACAAGCAGTTCGCCCGGCTGCGGCCCTTTTACGACAATCTCCGTAAGCTGACTGAACTGCACGCTGAGCATTGTCGGAAGGAGCCCGAGACCGGGCCGACCGCCGCCGAGCTGCACGAGCGCATCAGCGACCTTGAGCAGCATCGCAAGGACCGTGAGGCCGATTCAAAAAGGCCACTTCATATCACCATCCGCAAGGACAAAGAGAAGGCAACGAAATGAAAAAGTCTAAGGACAACACCGACGGCTTGGACCGCGGCTACTATGGCACAGACGATCAGTCCGCAGCCGCCGAATTCCTCAAGCCAGTTTGCACCAAGCAGCTTTACGGCGACCTGAAAAAAACCGTTGGCCAACATGCCCGTGTCGGCAGCTTCGATGGAGGGCAGCAAGAATGAGTATCGGCAGACCGTTTGTTAAGGGACAGCCCAAGGTACCAGGCTCGGGCCGGATCAAGGGCTCGCGCAATAAGATTGGCGAAGCGTTCCTGAAAGACCTTGCGCTTGAATGGGAGCAGAGTGGCCCTGCCTGCTTAAAGATTATGGCGCGGGAAGATCCCAGCGGATTCGTCAAGGTCACGGCAGCCCTGTTGCCGAAGGAATTTGAAATCACCGACTCCAGGCTCACTGAATTGAGCGACGAGGAAATTGATGGACTTATCAACCAACTCCGCGGAAAGATCCGAAACGCTATTGAGGACGTTAGAAGCGGAGAAGGAACGCAGACACACCACTAATCGCCTGCAATACTACAAGCCGTACCCTCTCCAAGCGAAATTCCACAACGCCGGCGCCAAGTATCGCGAGCGATTGTTTTGCTGCGGCAACCAGCTCGGCAAGACATTAGCCGGCGCCATGGAAGCGGCCATGCATGCGACCGGGCGCTATCCCGATTGGTGGGAAGGCAAGCGCTTCGACAAGCCGACCGTAGGATGGGCGTGTAGCGTATCCGGCGAAGTGGCCAGGGATACGGTGCAGCGCCTTCTGCTCGGACGCTCGGGTGCTGTCGGCAGCGGCACCATTCCCAAGGATTGCATTCTTGAAACCGTGACCGCTCGCGGCATTGCTGACTTAATCGGCATGATCAAGATTGCCCATGTGTCGGGCGGCGTATCGCTGATTATCTCAAGTCGTACGCGGCTGAGCGAGAGGCGTTTCAGGGAGAAACCCTGGACTGGGCCTGGGCCGATGAGGAAGCCCCGATTGATATCTACACGGAGCTTCTCACCAGAACCAACGTCGGCAATGGTCCAGTTTGGATGACCGAAACGCCACTGCTGGGCGTCAGTGAGGTTGTGCGCCGTTTTCTTCATGAGAAGTCGCCCGACCGCTATGTCCAGATGATGAGCATCGAGGACGTTCACCATTTCTCGGCGGAAGAGAAGCAGAGAATTATCGCCTCATATCCAAAACATGAGGTCGAAGCCAGAACCAAGGGCATTCCAATCCTTGGCTCGGGCAGAATCTTCCCGATCGAGGAATCCAGAATTTGCATCGAGCATCGAGATTTCCCGAGCCATTGGCCACGTATCGGCGGCATGGATTTCGGCTGGGACCACCCCTTTGCCGCGGTCGAGCTGGTGTGGGATCGCGACTCCGATATTGTCTATGTGAGCCGCATACATCGGCTGAAAGAGTCAACGCCGATCGAACACGCTGCAGCGCTTCGCTCCTGGGGCCGAGATTTACGCTGGGCCTGGCCGAGAGACGGCAAGCGAGAAACATTGGAAGGTGCTGGCATTGCCTTAAGCGAGCAATATCGGGCGCAGGGTCTCTATATGCTGTCCCAGCCCGCAGCCTTTCCGGATGGCTCGGCGAGCGTCGAGGCCGGCTTAATGACGATGTTGGATAGGATGAGGACCGGCAAGCTAAAGGTCTTTAAGGAGCATCACGATTGGTGGACTGAATTTCGTCTCTATCACCGTAAAGACGGAAAGGTCGTTAAAGAGATGGACGATCTAATGTGTGCCACCCGTTACGGATTGATGATGCTGCGCTTCGCCACCACTAGAGAATTCGCCGACAGATGGAATCGTCCGATCGAATACAAGGAGGTTTACGTTTGACCGATGAAGTTCGCAAAGTCACGATTCAGATAAAAGCGCCGAGGGGAACCTATGGCGGCGAAGTTGCGATCGGCCACTACTGTGTTGTCGAGGGTGCCGTCGTCCTAACTGGCGAGAGCGGCAAGCCGACTGGCGCGGATAGGCGGTCCGTCCTACCAGGCGAGGACGCCCACCTTATTGCCTGCCGCATGGTGCGCAGCAGCCGCAAGGTTCAAGCATCGGTGGCGGGATTCAATCGGCCCTTAATTTATCCAAAAATGCGCTACTGAATTCGCGGCGATTCCTTCTGCTGCCGCGATACCGCGACGGGTGGCGCTCATCCACCTAGCGCGACTTGCGTGGTCGGCTTACCTCTCCGGCCGCGCATAACTGGGGCCACGCTGCTGCCCGGATGTACGGCGCGGCGTGGCCTCAACTATTACGCCGTCACCGCAGAGCAACACAGGCCGGATACCCACTTCACCGACTGGATCCTTCGCGGCGGGCTGAACTATCAATTCCACTGATCTGATTACGGCTTCCGCAACAGCCCCGGCAGCTTGGCGATATTCACGGCAATCCGGCGCGCCTCATCTTTACTGAGCAACTTCGCCGCCGAACGTCGGCCCGGCCCATCCTCATAGTAGATGTACGCGAGCTGTTGCCGCGTGCTGTCCTTTACGACAAAGGCGGCACCAATGTCCTCGACAGACCACGGCGGCGGGAAGCGGCGTGTAGGCATGGATTGATTATAGCGCGGCCGGCATCGCTTGCCGCGCGCTAATACTTCAGCTGATAAACAACAATGAGAATGACAAGGACGATTACGATTACGGCAATGGTAATTGCGGCAGTCCAGCCGCTGTAACGGCGGGAATCCTGACGAGCGAACCGCTCTTCATTCGAGTTTTCTTCGGGCAACTGCCTTAACGCTCCGGCCGAGCACCTTGCGCAGCTAAAGAGCATGTACCAGGAAGACAGACGAGCGGCTATTAGCGGCCCATGCAGCAAAGCCGTCGGCGTTACGCAACCGGCGGCTTTGCCTTGTCGTCCTGAACGATGCGTTGCGACGCCGAGGAAAGTTTACATCGTCAGGGCTGTCAGGACCGGTCTGGAGATCACCGAAAGGTCCCGACCGGACAGGTATACTCCCGCGTGCGTTCGCTTTCAGCTGGGTTTTCGGTGTGCCTCCCGTCACAGCCGTAGCCGTGAAAACGGTTTAGGGCTCTAAGCGTAATTTGGTGGACGCATCATTGGGGTGAGTGCCATGGACAATGCGGTGACTAGCCAAGCTGAAGGCGACGAGGAAATACTTACCTTCGATATTCCGGACGAAGCGTTAGAGCGAGCTGCGAGTGCCGAGCAAGCGTACACTTTGGCATATTGCACTCATCCCTGGCATCACTGCCCGTGGCCACAATAACGTTTAGCGCAATAGCTCCGGCAGCTTGCCAATATTCACCGCAATTCGCCGCGCCTCATCGTGTGTGGGACCTTCGATCCATAGGCAGCGTCGATCACTCCAGCCACAGCCCCTTTTATTATCCCGCGCGCAGCCTGTGCCTCCGCCTCAGTTCGATATATCAGTGTGATCCATCGGTCGCCGGTACTGTCCTTGAGGTCGAACCCGTAAGCATATTCACCGTATTCGCCTGACCTCGGTGAGACAATTTGTACTTCGCCAATGTCTGTCGCCATTTGCAAGTTCTCCTCTTCCGGCCGCCAGCCTGTAACGCACTGGTGACAAGAGAGTGAATTTCACTAACGCGCCTTTTCAACTACGGCTCTACCAACGCTCCGGCTCCCGTTGATGTAGGTCAATGCGGGTTCTGACCCCAAGACCACAATCTCTAATGTTCGTAAGTGACCTCAAAAGATGTCACAAGCGAGCGGGCGGCGCGGTTATCCGAACGGGGGTATCGCGCCGTTCCGCGTGACTGACTAAGGCGGCGCGAAGCGGCGGGCCGTCACGGCGCACGGCTTCGGCTTTTAGACCTTATCCAGTGTGAGGAGCCCCAATCTTCTTCGGCCTCGCGCTTTACCGCTGGCGCTTTCGGGTTTTTAACCTTCACCCAATGCGGCGACCGTCCCGAGCGATAGGGCGTGCCAAGTCGCTTTGACACGATGCCCTCGCAACCGAGCTTGCAGGCGTGGGTAAAAAGAATGTCGCCGTCGCCTTCAAAAACCTCGTTCAAGACAATTCCGGCGTGCGGGCAGCGTACCAGTTTTGCCAGTTTGCGCTTGCGCTGCTCGATTGGCGTACGCCGCAAGTCTTCACCGTCCAGTTCGATCAGGTCGAAGGCG